ACATCGAGTGGCAAACCGATGCGCTGGCGTCGGCGGTTGGCACCAACAAAGCGGTTGAAGGCGCGGACTATACCCCGCTCACCTTCACGCCGACGGTTCGCCTGCGCAACTACACGCAGATTTGGGTCAAGGGCCTCAACGTCTCGGGCACGGCCAACGCGGTTACGACCGCCGGCCGTGAAGAGGAATTGGCCTACCAGATCGCCAAGCGCGGCAAAGAACTGAAGCGCGACATGGAAACCAACCTGACGGGCAACTACGCCTCGTCGGCTGGTACTTCTGCCGCGGCTCGGGCAATGGCCGGCTTTGAAGCCTGGATCACCACCAACTCGATCTATGGCGGCACGGCCGGTGCGACGGACGGCGCCAACGGCGGTTACACCGCTGCGGGCACGGTCACGGCGGCGACGGACGGCTCTTCGTCCAACCTGCGGACGATTACTGAGGCGATCCTGAAGTCAGCTATCCGGCTGGCGTGGGTGGCCGGTGGTCAACCGTCGATCGTTATGGTCGGCCCGAAGAACAAGCAGCGCATCTCTGCCTTCACCGGCATCACGACGAAGTACAGCGACTTCGGCAACAATCCGGCATCGCCCGGCGCGCTCGCCATCGTCGCCTCGGCAGACCTCTACTTGTCGGACTTCGGCAAGCTGCGGATCGTTCCGAACCGCTTCAGCCGTGAGCGAACTGCGCTGATCATCGACCCGGACTACTGGTCGATCCACTACTTGCGTCCATTCCGCGTCGAGACGATCGCCAAGACCGGCGACGCGGAGAAGCGCATGATGCTTTGCGAGGCTACCTTGTGTTCAAAGAACCAGGGCGCCAACGCGAAGATCGCGGACTGCGTGAGCTAAACCAACGACTAGGGGCGGGGCTTCGGCCTCGCCCCGCATTTTTGGAGCACCATGAGCATTCTTCTGGACATCTGCCCACTGACCGGGGCCGTGGAGACGTTCGACTTCGATGCCAATACGGGCACGTCGATCATCACGCGCACCGAGAACGTGGACCACATCCTCGACTTGAACGCCCGCAGCTACAACGAGGGCAAGGGCAGCGGCGCGTCATGGCGCGGCGAGGACAACGATTTCTGGCACGTCGGGCGCATCCCGCTGACGCTGCTGCAAAGCTGGCTCAACGACTTCAACGCGAAGCGCGCGCCAGCCGACAAGATATTCTCGTTCCTTGAAGAGAACGAGGAGTGGGAGCGGTTCATGTACGCGCGTTGGAACGACGCCGACAATCGCAAGCTCAAGACAGCGCCGGTGAACTTTTGACCAAGCTTAAGACCGAGAACGAAAAGCTCGTTGAGCTGATGCAGCGCGCCTGTGCGCAGCGCGACACGATGAAGATGCTGACGACCGCAGACGAGCTTCTGCGCCGTGAGCCTACCAACGTGGACGCCATGTTCGTGGCGGGGACAGCGTTCCTGCAAGGCGGGCAAGAGGGCTTGGCTGTGCTCACGCTCAATGCCGCGCGATGCGCCACGAAGGACCCCGGCCGCTTAGGCGCAATCTGGTCCAACATCGGCGTTGGCCTGCACAACTATCAGCCCGAGGAAGCGTATCGCGCATTCAAGGAAGCGCTGAAGTACGGCGACGCGCCAGCCTCGATGTATGACAACCTCTGCAATGTGGCCTCCCAGATCGGGCGCCATGCAGAGGCGATTGAGTGGTCAGACAAGGCAGGCCACGGCTGGGACACGACGCACAACCGCGCATTCGCGCTGCTGCACCTTGGCCGCTGGAAAGAGGCATGGCCCTGCTATGCGGGTTCTGTCGGCACTGAGGCGCGTCCTAAGACCGATCGCACGTTCGACTTGCCGCGCTGGAAGGGTCAGAAGGGCAAGGTCATCATCCACGGCGAGCAAGGCGTGGGCGATGAGATCATGTTCATGTCCATGTGCCCGGCTGACTTTGACGGCGTGATTGAGTGTTCGCCGCGCATGGAAGGGCTGTTTGCGCGCAGCTTTCCGAAAGCCAGCGTTTACGGTACGCTTCTCCAGAACTACCTTGAATGGCCGCTGGAAGAGCGCGCCGATTATCACATTGAGATGGGAGGACTTGGTGAGTTCTACGCGCCGCATCCCATTCGCCTCGAAGCGTTTCTGAAGGCCGACACAGCGCGCAGCCTTGCGTGGAGAACGTGGTTAGATAATGCGGCGCCAATCAAGCCGGGGCCGCGCGTCGGAATCGCCTGGACCGGCGGAACTTGGGCCACAGGACGCGCCAAACGCTCCATCCCTTGGGAACTCTTCCGCGACAAGCTGATCGCGCAGCACCCGGACATCACGTTCGTAAACCTCGAATACGAGGACCGCACCGATGAACTGGCGGATCATCCCGACGTGCTCAATCCATACTGGGCGACCAAAAAGGGCGCGGATATGGACGACCTCGCAGCGTTGGTGTCGTCGCTTGATCTCGTCATCACCGCGACAAATAGCACGGTGGACGTAGCAGGCGCGCTTGGCGTCCCGACATGGGCGCTCGTCCCGCACAATCCGCCGTGGCGCTATAGCGAAGTCGCAGGCGAGAACGAGATGTGGTTCTACGAAAGCGTCCGCACGTTCCGCCAAAATGGCGCTGACAAGGACTGGGCGCGCGTCATGAACAACGTGACCACGGCGCTGCATCAGATGAAGCTGAAAGCCGCGGCATGATGTGGCCTAACGAAAACGGAGAAACGACTTGCGGGCCGGGTTCGACCCTAGTTGCAACGCGAAACGTCCGCGATTGGCTCCCTGGCGCATTGGAGCGCCTTTGTGTCGAAACGCTGCTAGACGCGCCGTGCGGCGATCGGCACTGGATCAGGCTTGTTGATCTGCCGTGCGCGTATGTCGGCGTTGATCACGAGCCGAACCACGTAGAGCGCGCTGGAGATGACGGCACGGACGTTTGGATGGTGGATATTCGCCACGATGAGCTGCCCAAGTGTGACGCCATCTTATCGCGCGACTTTTTCCAGCACCTGAGCGTTGCCGATGCGGCTCTGGCGCTGGCTAACATGCGCAAGACGGGCGCTAGATGGATCATCGCCACGTGCCACGGCAAAGACGGCTCGGACTGCGTGACCGGCGAATTTCGCTACATTGATCATCGCGCCGAATGGGGCGAGCCGATTGATAGCGTCGATGACGGCAAGAATGGCCGCATTCTGGGAGTGTGGCCGCTGTGATCCACAAGAAGGCTGAAGTCAAAGACTCCAAGCTCGGAGACGGCTGCAAGGTCTGGCAGTTCGCGTCTGTTATCCGTGGCGCTGAGCTTGGCGATAACGTCACGGTCGCATCCTGCGCCATCGTGGACGGCGCTAAGGTAGGCTCCGACTCGATCATCTGCCACGGCGCAAGCGTGCATCCTGGCGCTGTGCTTGGCGCTGGCGTGTTCGTCGGCCCTGGCGTCACGATCTGCAACGATAGCTGGCCTCGCGCTCACAAGCGCGGCTGGGCCATTCCTGAGCGGCCTGTGGTCATTGTCGAAGATGGCGCGAGCATCGGGGCGAACTGCGTGGTTCTGCCGGGCGTGCGTATCGGTGCAGGCGCCATGGTCGCGGCTGGCGTGACCGTGACGCGCGATGTGTCGCCGGGGCATTTGATGGGGCCAACGGGCGCGCAAGCGCCGATCGGGCCAGACCCGAACAAGGTACGGATGCGCTATCCTGGGGAGCGCGCGCGTTGATCACCATAGCGTGCGCATTTTGGGACGCGAACCGTCTCTCCAAACAGTTCAGCCGCCATTACACCGAAGCCGACGTGTGCGCGCTCTACCGCGGCTTCAAGCGCAATCTCACAATCCCGTTCCGCTTCATCTGCTGGAGCGAGAAAGAGCGGGACTATGCAGAGGCTGGGATCGAGCAGCGCCGCTTGCGGGATGAGTTTCCGTCTTATGGCTCGCTGACGCAGTGCTACGAGCTGAACGAGCCGACGATCATGGTGGGGCTTGATACGATCATCGTCGGCAACATCGACCACATTGCTGAGTATTGCCTGACGGCCGAGAAGCCCGCCGTGCCGATGGACCCGTTTTACCCGAACGAGGTCTGCAACGGCGTGACGCTGGTTCCGGCCGGCAATGATTGGCTGTGGACTGAGTACCCCGGCAACAATGACATGGACTGGATTCGAGACAACTGGCGCGCGGGCAAGGTCATTGCGTTTGACAAGCTCTTTCCGGGTCAGGTGCTGAGCTACAAGCGCCACGTTCACGAGCGCGGCCTGCCTGAGGATGCGCGCATCATCTACTTTCACGGCGAGAAGAAGCCCCATGAGCTTCGCCACGTTGGCTGGATCGTGCGTGAGCACGACTATCGGCCGGAAGAGGAGCGCCGCGTGCGCAACCTTGAGCTGGAAGCGACCTACGCCGTGCACAGCGGCTTTCCGGGGGCATAGATGAGCCTGACAACCTATGGCGGGCTGAAGTCGGCGGTGGTCGACTGGAGCTATAGCGGCGGCGGGCTCACCACCACCGTCGTGGCGAACGACATTTTCCCGCAAGTGCAGTCGATGATGTACCTCGGAGATGGCAGGGACATCGAGCCGCTGCGCATTCAGGCGATGGTCGACAGCGCAACGATCACGCCGGCAACGGGCGGCATCATCACGATCTCCAGCCAAGTCTCCAGCACGTTCCTGCGTTTCATCGAGATCACGCCGACCATGCCGGGCTCGGTGTCGCTGAACTACGTGGAACCGTGGCAGTTTCGCAAGCAAGTCCAGTCCATCATGAGCACGACAGGGCCGCAGGCGATTTACACGGTCGAGGGCGATAGTCTTTACCTCGGCCCCTCTGCTGTGACGGACGTAGCGGCGCGCTGGTATGAGAAATTCACGGCGATCTCGGCTGATGGGGACACCGATTGGGTGCTGACCAACGCGCCTCAGGTGTATCTGAACGGCTGTCTGATGTTGGGCTGTGCGTACACGCAAGACGAGCGTGAGGGTATGTTCCGGCAGAAGTTCGCCGCAGCGATCAAAGCGCTCAACATGAACGACCAAACCACGCGCATGTCGGGCTCCCGCCTGATTGCGCGGCCCAGGAGTATTGCTTGACCATCGCAGACGCGCCTTCCAAGCCGATCTTTGGCCCCATCCGCATCGAAGAGATGCGCCAGAACGAAGAACTGACCCGCCATGTGATGAAGGTCGTGGCCGATGCGTGCAAGCACTCCAAGGGGCGCTATTCGTCAGTCAGCATCGCCAACGGGCTATCCTCCGGCGAGATGAAGCTCTGGGGCGTGCTGACGCCTCCGGCGAGGCTTGAAGCGGCCGCTGTGACCCGCATCACTGGCGACACATGCGAGATCATCCTAGCGGGACCGTCATTCGATGACGTGGCCCCGTTCGTGCCCGCGCTGGAGAAGTACGCCAAGTCGCAGAATTGCGAGCGCATGAGCGTCACAGGCCCGCAATGGTTCAGCCGCCAGCTTCCCAAGGAATGGTTCGTGCGCGAAGTCCGCTACGAGCGCACGCTGAGCGATGCTGGTTAAGCTCGATCTGCCTCCGGGCATGTTGCAGACCGGAACGATGTATCAGGCCATTGGCCGCTGGTACGATGGCAATCTGATCCGCTGGCAGATGGACGGCGAAGTGTGGGCCGTGCAGCCGATCGGTGGCTGGGTGTCACGCCTTGATGACCCGCTGACCGGCCTTTGCCGTGCGATCTGGCCGTGGGTCGATAACAGCACGGTGCGCTGGACGGCTTACGGCACGCACTCAAAGCTCTACGTGGCCACACCATCGGACTCGACCGCAGACGACATCACGCCATCGGGCTTCACCACAGGCCGCGCTGATGCATCCGCCGGCGGCGGTTACGGCTCTGGCGACTATGGCGCCGATGCTTACGGCACGCCGCGCACAGACGTGGACGCAGTGCAGCCCGCAAGCGTGTGGACGCTCGATAACTTTGGCCAGGTGCTCGTCGGCTGCATGGCAGAAGACGGCAAGGTCTATTCCTGGGACCCCACCACCACGACAAGCACGCTCGCGGCGCAGGTTGCGGGCTCGCCGACCGGGACGGCCATTGTCGTGACGGAGGAGCGCTTCCTGTTCGTGCTGGGCGCCGGCGGCGATAACCGCAAGGTCCAGTGGCCGGATCAGGAAACGCTGACGACTTGGACGCCGACGGCGACGAACCAAGCGGGTGATCAAACGCTGGCGACGGCGGGCAGGCTCATGTGCGGCAAGCGCATCCGGGGCGGCACGCTGATCTGGACCGATCAGGACGTGCACTTTGCCACGTATATCGGCCAGCCGTTTATCTACAGCTTTCAGCGCGCTGGCGAGTCGTGCGGCATCATCGGGCGCGGTGCGGCGGTGGCGATCGACAGCCGCGCGTACTGGATGGGCAATAACCGCTTCTTCATGTTCGACGGCGTGACGCGGCCCATGCTCTGCGATGTGGCGGATGGCGTGTTCAACGACTTCAACACGACGCAGCGCTCGAAAGTGACGGCCTACCATGACCCGCAATATGGCGAGGTCTGGTGGCTTTATCCGTCCGGCTCATCGAACGAGTGCGATCGCGCGGTGGTGTATAACTATCTCGGCAATTTCTGGGTCGTGCATGAGGACTTCGCCCGCACGGTGGGCGCGGCGCGTGGCATCCTGACAAACCCAGTCATGGTCGCGTCTGACGGCGAGGTCTATGACCACGAAATCGGCAACGCTTACGGCAGTGACACGCCGATAGTTCGCAGCGGGCCTTATGAGCTTGGCGAGGGCGATCGCATCATGCGCGCCAAGCGGCTCATTGCCGATGAGAAGACATCGGGCGACGTGCAAGTGTCGTTCAAGGTGCGCGATTGGCCGAACGACACTGAGACGACCTACGGGCCTTATACGATCGACAACCCAACAGACATCCGCTTCGCAGCGCGCCAGGCGCGCATTGTGGTGCAGGGCGTCAATCCAACGTCCTGGCGCTGGGGCACGCCGCGTGTGGACGTTATCGCAGGGAGCAAGCGCCTCTAATGCCATCCAACGCTTTGAAGGTCAGTCAGCTCATTCAGCTTTTGGAAGGCATGCGCGGCTTCCACGGCGATCTGGACGTGGTGTTCGCCTCGGTGACGGACAGCGCTCTTATCGCGGTGGACGAGCGCAATGTGAACGTCGAGGGCGAAGCGCTGGGGCTGAAGCTGCCTGAGCCGGTGCTCATCATCGGCCTTCAACGCGACGAAGCAGGCCGCGTGCGCAACATGCCGGGCGAGCGCTTCGTAGCGTCTGCGGATGCGAGCGAGTGGACCTACGACCGGGATGCGGCGCCTGAGGGCGTCGATCTGACCGTGTGGAAGCGCCGCGGCGGGCAAGACATCGGCCTTCGCGCCGGCGATCAATGGTTCGTGCGTGAGGGCGCTGCGGAATGGCCGCGCCGGCCCGTCCAGATCATCCCGGCCGGCATCCTTGCGTGGAAGCTTCCATGAGCATCGCGCCCTCTTTCAAACTGGGCCCGGCGCCCAGCCAGTACGATCAACGCGCCGAGCAAGAGCTACGCACGGAAGTAGATCGGCGCGATCTGCTGGTGCACAAGAAGGGCCGTCACCTCGATCTGGGCGGTAGCGACCTTTACGTCGTGCTCTACTCGCCAAACGGCAATCGCTGGTCCGTGACCGTTTCCGACGCTGGCGCTTTGGTGGTGACGGCGCTGTGACCCCGGACATTGAGCGCGCTCGCAAAGGCTGGGCCGAAGCGCTTGAGGG